GGGTACTGATGGACCAGCTTTCTGTACTCTGCGCCGCCAGCGGTCTGCGTGATCGTCACGGCGTAGTCGTCAGAATGGCTGGCGCCCATGCGGATATCCAGCGGGAGGCGCTCTTCTAGGAATTCAGCCATCAGGCATACCGCCTTGCCGATTGAAGCGCGCCCAAGACCTCGCGCGCCGCCGCGCCGCCTGCCCGGCGAACCTCTGCCGGAGAGCCGCCGCCGCCCATGTTGATGACTACCGACACGGAATGCCCGCCCAGTGCGCCCGGCCGGTTGTTTGCCGCTGGCACGATGCGTTCGCCTTTGTGGATCTGTGCAACCATGTCGCGCGGCACGTAATCGGTGCCAACGTCGAAGCTTGGCAGCGCACCCCTGAGCAGCCCGGCTGCCCATTTCAGACCATCGCCAAGCAGCCCGCCGACGCCCTCGCCTTTGCCGAAATCGCCAAACAGGCGCTTGGCCAGATCGGCTGCTACTGCATTCGCAATCATCCGGCGAATCATGTCGCCGAATGATTTAAGCATTCCTTCGGTGCCGTTTTTGAACGGGTCAAAAAGGAATTCAGCGAACGCATCCTGGATATTGCGCGCCGCCTCGACGGCGAACTGGTCAATTTCCGTCAGCGCCGGCTTGATCAACTGGAACGCCTTGCCGGCTTCCTGCGCCGCGCGGCCGAACGTCTCCATGCTGATAGCGCCTGATTCGAGCAGTTCATTCAGGCGGGCGATGCGCGCCTCCAATTCCTCGGCAGGCGTGCGGACAGCAACGAACAGCGCGGCAGCCTCGCTGCGCGTGGCCATGAACGCATCCTGCGCAGACTTGGCTTCTTCGCGCGATCTCTTCATAGCATCGATCGTTGCCGCCAGCCCGCGCGCCTGCTCAAGATTCGCCGCGCTCACTTTCTTGTATTTGCCGTCCGCGATTTCGGATTCGAGCCTTTCGACGGCTGTCAAATTCTGCACGGCGCGCGCTTGATCCTGCAATTGCGCAACGAGACGGGCGCCATCATCAACCGCTTTAGCCGTCTTTCCGCCGCCTGATTTTCCAGCCCCGTCCGGGCCGATGAATTTCTTGATGGCGGCCGCGGTTGGCCCTGCCGGCTTGTCTGGAGTGACGCCCCGGCCGCGGCCCTCGTTGCTGTAGTCGTTGAACGTCTGGCCAGCAGTCATGATTGACCGCTCCCATGCGTCAAACGACTTGCGGCTTTTGTCCGCATCCTCGCGCATGGCTGCGCCGATGTTTGAGAACGCTTGAAAATCCAAGCGACCGAGCGCCGCGATCTGCGCGGCCATGCCGCCTATCTCAGTTCCGACGCCACGCAGCACGAAAGCCACATTGCCGCCGACGACGATCAGCGCGCGCATGGTTTCAGCGAGCGGCGAAAATTCCGCGCTTGCCTTTGTTGCTGCTTTTGCGCTGTCAGTCAGAGCCGGCGCAATGGCATCAAGGATCGGAATCAGGCTTGTTGCCGCGGCAGTTCCAATCGCCGTAATGGACGACTTCAGCAGGTCGAGCCTGTCATTCAGATCAGCTGCGGCGCGCGCCGACTCCTCGGTTACGCCGGATGCCTCCTGAAACTTTCCGATCACTTCGCCAAGCGCGTCTCCGCCATCGGACAGCAACGGCGCCAGGCTTGCCCACGACTTTCCAACCGCCTCGGCAGCAACCGCGGCGCGCTGCTGCGGATCTTCGATTGCAGCGAAAACGTCCGCCAGTTGCTTGAGCGCCTCTAGCGGGTCTTTTGCGTTGATGCCAATCTCGGCGAACTTCTCCGGCGCCTTGGCGATGTTAATCGACAGCTTATTGACCGCCGACGCCACGCCCTCAAGGTCTGTCCCTGCGCTGCTCGCGGCGCCCTTTAGCCCGGCGAGAAGATCAATCGAGATGCCAGTCGATTTGTTGAGATCGACAAGCGCATCCTGCGCATCGAGCGCGTCAGTGACGAAGCCGGAAAGCCATTGAATCGACGCGCCGGCGGCTATCCCGGCGAACGCGGTCTTGAGCGTATCGCCGACGCCTGAGAATGCCGCGGCCATGCGTTTGGCGTTGCTCTCGGCGATGTGCGCCGCCCGCCCCATGTCGCGCTCTATGCTGGCGAGCTTTGCGACAATATCAATCGTCAGCGTTGCGATTGCCATTACTCAGTGCCTCGGTTTGCGTTTTGATGGTCTCGGATAATCACAAGCTGCCGGATCAGCATCTCGGGATCCTCAACGCCAAGAAGGTCGACAACGATTGGCAGCCCGGCCCAATCGATACCGCCAAGGAGATTCCACGCGCGCAGTGCGGTGGCGACTTCCGACGTTTGATTGACGCCTGACTGGAGCTGCTCAGGTAGCGAGCAGTCGTCCAGCCAGGCGGTTAGTTTTTTGCTGCGTCGTCCAGTTTGGCGACGTATGCCGAGAACGAATCAACGACAGCTTGTGCCACGGCAGAATAGAGGTCCGGCCGATCAGACAGCCACTCTGCGCACGACTCGGCGTCGAACGGCGCCGGGTGCGGATCGCCGCCGGGGAACAGGTCCGACTCGACAACGCCTGACCATCCGACAACAAAAGCGAGGATTGCCTGTGCCGCGTCGCCTTTCCTGATCTTGGCCTCGTATTCGAGCGCGGTCGGTCGGCGCACCACAAAAGTGTGCCGACCGATGACAACCTGCGACTCCCGAGACTTGAGAATCTTGTCCGAAAGCGCGCTCACGATGCGTAGTACGTCGGCGTGCCGTTCATCGTGATCACGCTCGGCGTCGTCACAAGCTGCTGTGCCGATCCGCCGGGGAGCAGCGAGGCGCCGACGTATCCGCTGAACGTCATGATCTTTCCGCCGCTGCCAAACGTGAATTTGAACGCCCGCTTGGCCTGGTTGTCGCTGGCCGTCTTGAGTGCCAGCAAGCCGGCGTCGGCTACGTCCCAGATGTGGTCCATGTTGAAAGTCGTAGCCTCGGGAAGCCCCGGAAGCTGCGACTTGGAGTTGCCGTGAATCGTCGTGGCATCGATGAAGTCGAAGTTGCCGCCGCTCGAAGTGATGTTGGTCGCGGTCGTGATGCTGGCGCCGAACGTGATCTTTTCCGCCGTTCCGCTCGAAAACGTATCGAACAGCGTGGTATCCACACCCTCAAGCTCAAACGTGTTCGCAGCCTGGTTGGCCACGCGCACAACCTTGTCGTTAAGCTGGTACATCCCGGAAACGGACAAGAATACGTAATCCCCGTTGCTGAATCCGTGCGCCGTCGATGTGACAACGCCGGGGCTTGCTTTGGTGATCGCGGTGATGGTCTTGGCTGCGGCAAGCGCCGACTGCATCGCGACCGCTACGTTTTTCCATACAGTGGCTGTTGCCATGTTGCTTTACCTCAAAAAAAATCCCGCTCAGTGGCGGGAAGTGGGCGAAAAAAACCCGCCGGAGCGGGTCTGTTACTGCGTGAATCGGTTTAGAAGGTATGCCACCAATCGACATCTATCGTCGTGGCGAACAGTCCGGTTTCCGGGTCAATGCCAGCCGATCGGCCTGCCGGCTTGTGGTCTGCAACGGCGAGCGCGGCCACAATCGCATCTGCTGCGCCGTCTGCCTGCTCGCGTGTCGCGCTCCATGATGTGACGGCGAAGCGCGCTGTCTCTGCCATCATCTGGCCGGAAATCGTAACCACCGGGTCTGTGCTCGCGCGCTGATAGACGACTGCCGGCGGCGTCTTGTCCTCTGGGATGGCGTCCGGGTAAATCTTCGTGCTAACGATTGCCGCCAGCGCAACGCTCGCGGATAGCGCCGCGTACAGTTCTGTCTCGCTGCTCATGGCGTATTCAGCCTCTGAATCTGCGGCCCGACTTCGGACTCAAACACCTTGAGCGCGTCAGGCAGCTTGTCGGCAGCTGGCGAGAGGAATGGGCGCGCGGTCATCTTCTTGGTTCCGAATTCGAGGAAACGCCAGTAAAACGGATCGGCCGGATTCTTGGCGCCGCGCGAGCCTTTCGGAGCCGGGCGCACGTTGATGAACACGCCAACATCGCCAGCCTTACGTGCAAACTTGCTTGTCCTAACGGAAATCTTGCGCTTGACGAGTCCTTTGGTCCGATACTTGATCGGTGCTTGCAGGACCGGCGCGAGCGTCTTGGCTTCTTTGCTCACCACGCGCGCCGCTTTGCGCAGCGCCACAAGGAGTATCTTTTTGCGTAGCTTGATCGGTATTGCGGCGAGCGCCGCCTTTAGGTCGCCGATGCCGTTTACCTGAAGCGCGATACTGGTGTCATTTGCCATTGCGCACTCCATGAACCGCCAGAATTTCGGTCGTGTGATGCGCCGCGCCGACATCCACAATGCTCAAGATGTCGAAAGCATCGCCATTCCAGACGACGCGCATATCTTGCGTCAGCCCGGCTCGATAACGCAGACGGAAACGCACATCAGCGGCGTATTGCGTCTGTTGCGCGGCGAAAAACTCGCGCCCTTTCAGCGGCCACACTTCGGCCCATATCGAGTTGTCCGCGGTGTCGGTGATCACATCTTCCCACGTCACGACCTCCTCGCCGATGCTGTTGCGCGTGACGCTTTTTTCCTCGATACGGATGCGGTGCGAGGCGCGTCCGATGGCGAACAGCAGCGAATCAGCCACAAGAATGCACTCTGTCAGCATCAAGCAGGCGATCAATCCACGGCAGCGGTACCTGGTTGTCCAGCGCTGCGCAGCACTGCGCGATGATCCACAGCTTGACGTTGCTTGGAACTGCCGCGGCATCGCCGTAGCCAACGACAAAGCGCACGCGCACCGCGTTGGGAACCTCCTGCGTGCTTGGCCATGCCTGCCCGTACTTGAGCAGCACGCGGCTTGGCGTGCTGTCAGCATCGAGAGCATAGACAGAGCCAGCGAGCGTTTGCTCGACTCCAGAATCATCGAGATATTTGAGGCTGGTGATGCTTTGCGCATCCGGCAGGATCAAACCAATCTCTTCTGACGGGAATTCGTCAAGCACCACTTCGACCGTCTGCGTTATCAGCCGGCGCCCCAGTTCTTGCTCGGCAGCCGCACGAATCGCAGGAATGATGATAGCGATCTGCGTGTCGAATTCTGTGCCGTCAATGCGTGCAGAGGTTTTGACCTCGGCCGATGTGACAGGCTCAGTGGCCGGTGCGGCGATAAGGATCAGTGGCATGAATGGCAGTCTATTGAGGTACGCGCATGGGTTACGTCAGCAGCACAGCCGCCCGCGCAGG